ATTGGATCAATTTCAATAATGTCTCTTTGTTGACCAGTCATAGTCTTACCGCCACTTAATGTTGCTGCTGCTTGTGGTTTGTTTTCGCCTTTATTTTCTTTCTCATCTGCCTTTTCTAGTTTAGGTTGTTTACCTTTAACTCTTGCAGGATCTTTTTTGTCTTTTTCGTGGTCATATAATTCTTCTGACATTCTATGTTGTTTGTAGATTGACTTAATCATACGCGCGGCCTTTGACATTTGGCGCTTACGCTCCATGACCTTTGTTATGGTACCTTCAGGTTGGTCATGCATAACACTTTCATTTGGTTCAATATGAAGTTGTTCTGTCTTTACTGTACCTTGAGGCTTATGAACATGAACTCTCTTTGCTAAATCTGAAACATGCTTATGTACATTTTTAGAATGAAGTTCTGCTGTATCTTGTTCTTCAGATTTTGTTCCCCAGTTTTTAGCGCCTTTCTTACGGCACTTCACAAGAGCACCAGATGCATATGCACTAGGCCAAACTTTATATCTCGATTTCACTTTATGATAGCAAGCATCCTTTTTCTCTTCCAGATGTTCTACACTTTCATTTTTCTTACGGCCTTGACAATGAGCCTTTTGACTAAAACCTTTTGGATTATTGCAATTGATGCTTTTCTTATATTTATCTGACCACTTTTCCGTTACATGTTCTTCATTGGTACTCTTCTTTGTGGCCACATTAATTGCTTTACCGAAACGAGATGGATTTGGATCTTCTCTGCGCTTACGTCTTGCTGCTTGGGCTCTTCCTTCTTTTCCTAATGCCTGTGCCTTTGCTCTTGGTAGACATTTTGGTTTACCTTCACCTTTGTCTCTCGCACACTTACCTTTGATATTGCCTTTGGTATCCATACGAACCCATTTTTCTTTACCAAACCAATCATGCAGAGAACCTTCTTCTATTTCAGTTTCTTCCGATGCTGTTTTATATTGGTAAGTAGATGAAGAAACTGGTCTGTTTGTCGCCCAAGTTTTAAATGCATCTGAACGAGCCCATGCGGATTTCTTTTCTCTATCCATGGTTTTTGGATTCATACCACGAGACTTCAGAAAATCATTCAGTCCACTTCCTTCTGCGATACCGTATTTTGCTGACCACGGATCTCGAGGATTAGCACCAAATACTTCCTTGAACTTTTTCAGTTGCTTATTCTTCATTTGTTTCCTCTGAAGTCATTCCGGCTTTACCAATCATTTCTTTTTTCATCTTCTTTTGCTTTTCTATTGCTTGTTTTGCTAAGTGTCTAACTCTTGACATTGCAGTATGGTGGGCACCAGACTTATCTGTAACATTAGCAGAAGATTTTTTCTTGTCTGGAGCAAAAGGAACATCATCATCAGTTGATTCTTTAACTGGAATATGACGTTCAACACGGGATAGACGGCATCCTTCTTTGCACTTTTCATGTGCTTGACTAATAGCATCATTATCATCTTTAGCAACAAGAAGATTCATACCTACCCATTCACCTTTGTCGTTTTCATAGTGGGCTGCGTGGGTATGTGACTTGTTCTTTTCGTCAATTTGTTCAACTTCTTCGCCTCTGAGTCTTCTTGCTGGTCCTAGTCTCTTTAATGCTCTCTTGGCGCCTTCTAGACCATGCTTGCCTTTAGGATCCTGTACTCTTGCACCAATTAATTTTGTTAGTGCTTGACGACCTTTTTCAGTATCACCAACTTCATCAATCTGTTCAACGTCTTCTTTCATTTTCTTTTCTTTTGAACTCTTACCAAAAGAAGAATGAACAAGAGTATCTAACTTCTTGTGAAACTTATCCACTTCAACCTTAGAAACTTCTTCCAGTTGTTCTGGATCAAAGTCTTCCTTCATTGCAAGTTTGGTAGCAGTAGCATACATTACGCTCTTCCAATTCTTGCCGTACTTTGCTTTGAATTCTTTTTCTTTGTCTTTCATCGACAGAACAATCTTTTCTTTCTTTTTCTTTTGTTCTGGTGTCATTTCCGAATCGTCTTCATCAATCATAGGAGACTTTTTTCCATATGCAGACTCAATGAGACGATCCTTAAATGTTTCTTCCTTGTGCATTTTCTTGACATGCTTTGCAACATCACCTTTTTCTCCGTGATGTTGTGTTTCATGACTCTTGACTTCTTTCTTGGCGATTTCTTTTGCTTTTGGTTCTGTGACACAATCTTTGGCTTCTTCAATTGCTTCGCCGAAAGAAACTTCTTCACCTTGCACTTTTACAGGATATGTCTTACCTTGGAAAGTAAACATTTTCTTGCCTGATTTGTGTGCAGCATGAGCAGCCATGCGTAATCCAGACTCCTCATCCTTCATTACTTTTTTAACTGCTTCTGCTAAAGAATCATTTAATAATTTGTTGGTAAACATATGTGTCTCCTATCTTACCATGCTCTGCAAGACCAATATCTTGCTTTTGTTCTTGGACCCGGATTGGCGCAGCGATGTCTTGCTCTAAAACTTCTTCTTCTTGCTGGATTATTCTTTTTAATAGTCATGTTCTTGTCACCAAAGTTGACCTTAACAACTCTACCACTAGGTCCTTTGACATAGACTTTGGACTTCTTGACATCACCCTTCATTGGTTTACCAAGAGGAACTTTCTTTCCTTTATATTCTGCTTCTGAAATAGGTTCTTCTTCTAGATCCCAATCAAGAGCATCAATAAGTTGCTCTTCATCTCCATCAAAATTAATTTCGTCTTCAGATACTTGTTCAATTAAAGATTGAACATCCTCTTTGATATATGCTGGCTCTTCACCAACAAAAGAATTAAATTTAATCATTGGTTAAACCTCTTTTTCTTTTTCTTTTCAATAGTTATACCTGAAAGCCCAAATTTACTCAATGGAGTTTCTAACGGTTCTTTGTTACTTGCACCACCCAGTACACCACCGACGCCCATATCTACAGCACCAGGATCGTCGATTGCTTCTTTTCTAAACTTCCTAAAAGATTTTGCGGAACTTTCTGCAAGTTCTTTATCACTATATTTATTTTCTGTCTCTTCTCTATATGTAACATCTCCAAGTCCAGACATAGGATAAACAGTACCTTGCTGTCTTGTATCGAACTCTGGTCCTACACCAACAGGTCGGATTTTACTTGTGACTTGATTGTTCCACTTATATCTTTTTGCGTTTGCCTTATCTTTATCCATTCTAAAGTTTGGTTCTTTAGGAGGAGGATTTACGGTAAGTTTTGGTTGACTGTCTTCATAAGTTCTAAAGATATAACTCGAATTGCTTGCGACATCACCATCTTTAACGCTATCTATCTTATCAGACTTGCGAATCATCTGACATGCTGTACAGTTGTTATTCTTTAGAAGATTTTTAAATCTATTCTTTGGTCTGACTTCTTCGTTTCTTTGTTCCCATGATTCTTTAATCGGATTCACTACTGTTCTGTCTAAGAAATCAGCAACATGTTCATACACTTCTGTGATTGCAAACTCTAGAGTTTCTGGTGCATCGTTATTTTCAAATAGATTGAAGTCTTCAAATTGTTCATGGAATTTAACTTTATTGACTTGAGAATTGTACCACTTTTCTTCTCTTACTGATTCTGATACCATTCTAGTTAAGTTTTGATTTCTTTGCTTGCTGATTTCATTTGTAGTATTGACATAGACCATCATGGTACTATAACCAAGTTCTTCTAATTCTTCTTTGATTGAATGTATCGTGTCATAGTTATCTGCATTACCATTGATGATTAATGGTGAACGATAACGAATAGCATTCACACGATGGTCATTTGTATTTTCTGATAGTTTTTGCTTGTCAAGTAAAACAGACAATGCATATTGTGAAGTCATTTCAACTGCTCTTGCTTCTGCAATTGCTTCACGGATGATTATGTCTTTTCCTGAACCTGGACCACCAGTTACAAAAATTGCTTTGAACATACCTCTATCTACATTCTCATGCAGACCCGTACCTTTGCGAGTATCATGATATAGTTCAAGTGCATGATGGTCTTTCATTTGTGAAGGAAGACCTTTTCTGAATTCTGTGAAGTTACCATTTCTTGCATGTTCACGCATCTTTGTTGCTGACATACCAGATGTACCTTCGGCATCAGGATCTCTTTCTCCAGCAGACTTGACTTCAATCTTATCAAAATTGAAATGTCCTTCTTTGCCGTTATACTTGTGTAGAAGGTCGTGATATTCTTTTACTCTATCTGAACCTGCAACCATTATAAGATGACGATGACCTGCATCATATAATTTTTTTGCATGATGAAAAAACGTTGGTTCTTTTTTTGATGCTGCTTCTATGTTTGTATCAGGAAATGCTCTACTTGCATGTTTTACTTTTTGTTCTGCACTCAGTGGATTTTTTGTAGCGTCTTGTGAATGTGAAAGTACAATATGATGTGGTGCCTTGTGCTTATCGGCAAGTTCTTTGACTTTATTAACTAATTTTTCGTGACCAGAAGTTGGTGGGTTCATGCGACCAAACGCCATAACGACAGGCTTTAAGTCCTGGTCTTTTTCTTCTGAAATCTGTATAAATCTTTTCATCTAGTTCTACCTAATAAGTTTCTTCTGCTAAATTCGTGTCTGTGTATTAATTTATCCGACTCACCATTATGGTGAAACACATAACCTTCTGGATTTGCTTCCGTTCCATTGTGGTGTTGGTCAAATACTTGATGCTGATTTAGTGTTTTGACTAATACATTCTTTGCTTGTTGTAAATGATGGTGTAGTTTAAATAAATCATTATAATGTTCTGAATGTGCATCTATATGATAGAGATGGTCTTGTAATTCTTGTTTTTTTCTACCTTTACCTTTCTCTGTCTTTAACTTTTCAATTTCATTATTGTGTTTTTGCTCTAAATGCTTTGCAAAACCTTTGTGGTCAGGAGTTGCACCACTTCTTACTGTCTGATTGATGTATGTTTCTAAATCTCCACTAGCACCGTGATGCTTTGCTGTTGCAGAATACATTGCTTTACCATTCTTGTCATGTATTTCTTTAGCAGCATTTATATGAGAATCAAATTCTTTTTTGTCTTTTGGTGACATGCGGACCTTCGATGTATCCATATTTGGATTAATATGATGCACATCTTTATGTTGACCAAAGTTTTCGTGGTCGACCTCATGACTAGCATTTAAATTCTTAGGATCATCACCATGATATGATAAGTGAGTGACTAAACCAATTTTGGAATTTTTTGCTTTTTCTGCTTCCTTACCTTTTGCAGTATAACGAATACCAGAAGGATTTGGATGAAAAGAAACACCGTTATCATGATGCTCTAAGTCATCATGAGTGAACATCAAGTCGCCTTGATATACACCTTTCTTTGGTGTAACTTTTGGTAGGTGTTTTAATGCTGCTTTTAGTTTTTCAGCAAGACCTGGTGCATGACCATGATTTTTATCAATATCTTCTTCGCTGTGATTTATTTTTGGTGTTTTGTTGAATGCCGATTTGCTTGCAACAAAGAACTTGCCAGTAGATGGATGATGACCATATACTATTGCAGGAGATCCATCATACTTTGTTGTGAGTTCTGATGTATTCTTTCCTGAAGCAATATGGTCATGTGCAGCAAGTAATGAAGATATGGCATGTTCAGTGCCAGCATGGCCTGTCTGTAGAGGTCTATCCTCAAGATGAGTCAGATGTTTTATCTGTTTCGCTTCCTGCTCTTCACGCAGGAATGATTTAAACTTAAGCATACGATATCAACACTCTGTGGTTGGGAAACTTGCTTATTATTTATACGATTATTGAAACTTATCACAATCTTCTAAATATTGTCCTTGTAAATCTTTAGGAGATAAAATAGGATCTCCTTTTAATTTCCAATCAATATTTAAAACAGGATCATCCCACATTAAAGTTCTTTCGTGTTCTTTTGACCAATAATCTGTTGTTTTATACATAAACTCTGCTTTATCTGTCAAAGTATAAAATCCATGAGCAAAACCAGGAGGAACCCAAAGCATTAGATTTTTTCTATTTAATTCGATTCCAAACCACATACGATATGTGGGTGATGATTGTCTTAAATCTACGATAACATCATATACTGCACCGTTTATACATTTAACAAGTTTACCTTGACTGTTTTCTATTTGATAATGCAATCCTCTTAGAACATTTTTTGATGATTGAGAATGATTATCCTGTACAAAACTGTAATCTGTTCTTGTGTAGTGATTGAAGTCTTTTTGATTAAATGCTTCCATAAAGAAGCCTCTCTCATCTTCAAACTTCTTCACTTCAATAATATAGGCGTCCTTCAATAAGGTATCAATTACTCTCATCTTTAATAAATCCGTGTTTTTTTAGACAATATTTAACTTCTGGATCTTTTAATGAATAAAAACTTGGGTTATCAACTGCTGACACTGGATGATGTCTTGCACAAACCAAAATATCATTAATGATTGTAGGCATACCCAACTTCTGTTTTACTCTATAGTAGTATTCACAATCAACAACATATAGGATACTTTCATCCATGAAAACTTTTTCTGAATTCTCACAGTTCAGAATAGAAATATTTGACGGATTACCTATTGTATTTTCACCAACAAGAACACTATCTGTATAGAATGGAATTCTAGTATTGAAAAAATCTTTCTTATTTTCACTGTGGGTGAATCCATTTGCTACCCATTTTGCACCATTATCAAATTCATTTTGAATTTTCTCTAATGCTTTTGCATCAACAAAAAAATCATCTTGATACAGAATCTTGATAATTTCTCCTTTTGCATAACTCATTGCAGTATTGATGTTTGCTGCTGCCTTACCTTTTTGATAATAATATCTAAAATACTTGATATCAAGCAAACTAGAATGTTTGTCACATACTTCAAGTACCTTAGTGTCTGGACTTTGGTCTGTAATTACGACCTCAAAGTCTTGAACAGATTGAAACTTGAGTTCAGTTAAAAGTTGGTCTAAAAATTCGTGACCATAGCCACCCATCTCGTATGTAGGAATGCAAATAGAAAATTTCATCGATTATATCTCTGTAGGTCTAATTTCAAATCTCTTGCTAGAGGAAAATATTGGTTTTTGTATGTTGCGTACATTTCTTCTTCACTCATCAAGTGACCTGTTCCCAATCCTTTTGCTTTGTCACTTTCTGGCATTCTGTTTTTGATTTGTAGTTTTCTTTTCTTTAACTTGTCATTATATGGTGACCATCCATACCAAAGAACAACAAGTTCTTCTGTCGTATAGTTATAATGCCTACCCATAGGATAAGTTATCTCATTTTTATCATGCAATAATCTACCTCTGCGAATAGGAAACGAACCTTCTTTATAGTGTATTCCATACGTCTTTTGCTCGACTAAAGGCAAATGATATTTGGGTTCAATTTCAGGTTCATTGTCTACCATTGTCATCACTGGAATACCATAACCAAAAGTTACGGGTTCGCTTGGACCAACACCTAGATTCACCATAGAAGTTTTTTGTTCATCATAGGTAACGACAACAGACAAATCACCAAGTAAAAACTCTGTAGTGTTTAGACAGATTCTCCAACCATAAATTTCTTTATCAATATCTTCAATTTCTTCGTCAATCTCTCTCGCCCCAAAAAATTGGTTTCTCGATTGACGAATTTCCCAGTTAGGACAAATTTCTTTGATGATGTTTACAGAATTATCTGTTGACGCATAATCAATCATAATTCCATGGTCAAACATATCTTTATGATGTTCTAACCACCAAGGCATCAAATATTCTTCATTATAAAAATGAGATACTAGAGTAGGTTTCATACGATTTCAACCTTAGGAAAATATTTCAAGAATATAACATTATCACTTTTTCTCAACAAGACTTTTTGTTTAATCTCATCAAAGAAGTTCCATGCAAGAGGAACAATACAAATTTTATCCGACTCTTCAAGTAACTTATCAGGAGAGTAAATCGGAATTCTTGAACCTGGGCTGTAGAGACCTTGCTTCAATGGATTATCATCAACAATGTAATCGAGTTTGAACATTGAGAAATTCAAAAATGTATTTCCTTTTGCAGCAGCACCATAACCAATAACTTTATACCCATCAGTATACAACTTATTGATTTTACCAAAAGTTTCTCTTGCGATTGATATGCAGTTCTCCGAATACTGATTCATCACCTCTTCTGTCAACTCAAATTCTTTATCAATATATTCTTTTGATTTATCTTCTTTATCTTTTGACAAAACAAACACAAAACTTGTTCCGTGAACAGAGGTTCTCACAACATCAATTACATTTAGTCCTGCTCTATTTGCTAAAGTGCAAAATGATTTAACACTAAAGAAAGAAATGTGTTCGTGATAGATAGTATCAAACTGATTATTTTGAACCATATCTGCTTGTGAAGTTTGAATGAATATACAGCCATTATCATTCAATGCAGACTTACACTTTTCTAGAAATTCTTTTGGATACGTGTTATGTGCAAACACATTCTGTGCAATGATTATGTCAAATTTCGTATTGAGTTTATTTAAACTATCATCAGTCAGATAATCACAAACTACTGTGTGATTTGCAGAACTTAGAGAATAAAGATTTTCTGCGGGATCAATACCATAAGTACTATACCCATGAGATTTGAATGCATCTAATTGTGAACCGTCATTACATGCAATATCTAGAACATTTTTACCTTTTGTATATTGATTAGCAAAAAATACAAACCAATCAAAATATTCCTTTAGTGTCTTTGTAGTTCCGCTAACATAGAGATAGTTCTTAAACAACAAATTAGGATCAACGGCATCAGTTAATTGTATATGGGTACAATCAACACAATAGTTGATTCCTAAAGGAAATACATCTTCCTTTTCATTCTTATCTTTAAGATAACTATTTGCTAGAGGTTGTTCATTTAAATCTAGGACAAACTTTAAATTACTACTATCGCAACACAAACATTTTTCAATTTTTCTGTACATATTCACCACATAGTCTATTAAATTCACCTTTGATGTCTTCATTTAGTCTAAAATGAGACCCCGCAAAATAATGCATGCCAACTACATCACCAAACTCATTTCTATAAATTTGTTTTGTGTTCACTTCTATGTTGTCAATCTTCCATCCAATAACTTTTGTACTATTATCTAGTATATGTTTTCTGAAACGCCATCCAGTTTCTATAAATGATGTTCCGAAATCAACCTCATGTCTATCTACAATCCAAGTATACTTTTTTGCAAATTCTGTCTTGCAGAAATAGCAGAATACGCAAGGTATATTGTCGAACTTATCTGGATGCTTTTCTCTAAATGCCTTATCACCAAATTCAGTACCGATTGCTTCGTATCCTTCAGAAATTTTATTTCTTACATAAGCATCAATATTTTTATCTAGGATAAAAAAATCAGAATCAAGTATACAAACAATTTTAGATTCTACAAACTGTAGACCATAATCTATTGCTGCACCATGAGAAACACCATCAAATTCGTTTACACTATTACGATAAACGACAAGTTCATTTTCTCTTGCTTCGATGGGTTTCTTTTCATTATCTGGAGTATTGTCAACAATAATCAATCTATAGTTACTATTAAATCTTTCAAAGAGGTCTCTTTGTATATCTAAAAGATTATAGTTTCTGAATATGACAATAACGTAATCTATTCTATCCTGCGTAATCAAAATATTTGTCTCTCGCAACAATAATTGGGTTTCTATTTCTATAACAATCAATCACATCTTCAGTAATTGATTCTACTGTTTCTTTAAACTTAAAATCATAGGTCTGTTGAAATTTTGTCGTGTCCGTATTGAAGTCATAGATTCCATTGTAGTCTCCTTTATCTATAATGTCAACACCAGTATGCTTTTTAACCAGTTGAGAAATTTCATCAACGGTAGAATTAAATGATGCTAGATTATAGATTCCAGAATGAAAATCTCCAATGATAACTCTGTGCATCGCTCTACTTAAATCATTAACCGAAAGTAAAGGTCTTGATATGTGTTTGTTATTTACACTGATAACACCATTCGTTAAGGCAGAATACACCATAGAGTTAATCATCAAATCTTTTCTCAATACAGGAGAACCACCATTCACAGTACCAAATCTAAATCCTATAATTTTTCTTCCAGCATTTATTCTTTCTTTGGCAACCAAATCTAATGATATTTTTGTCAAATCATAATTGTTCACAAAATCAAGTGAGAAATCATTTTCATTATAAATTTTTTCTCCTTTATTACCATATACTGATGAACTGCTCGCATATATGATTTTATGCTTCTTGTGTGTCTTTATAATTAGGTTTGAAAAATTTCTGACATTGTTATTCCATGGAGACTTTAATTCTCCAGCACAGGAAAGTACACTAGAATTGCCAGCAAGAAGAATGACGTATTCATACTTTTGTAGATAGTCAACAGACAAAAGATTATAGTCATTTTGTCTGTTGCCATACGTACTTACTTCAATTCCGTTATCATTGAGATAACGTGAAAGATATGATCCAACATATCCTTCACCACCAATAATTAATGTTTTCATGGAATAATAGGAACAATGCAATGTGGAAGATTACGGTCACCAAAAATTCTAATATCATTAATATGACAATTCAAATTATGTGGAGTTGAATACTTATCTAGTATATCACGCATACCGTATCCAGACTTAGTAAAGTAATCGAGGAATCGCATTTGTGTATCCCATGCGTCTTGTAGTCTAGTTGAATCGTGAACAAAGAAAAGTTCACCGTGTTCTTCTAGAACCTTCTTACAAATGTCTGCACGAATAATTGAATTGGGGCAAGATGAGCAGAACTTACCTGGTTCATATTCGTCAACAAATGTAGATACGAATGGATATTCTGGAGTGCAACGTTCTACAAAATGTTCGTAGAAATTAGGTTCAAGAGGAATAGAATCATCTTCAATCAAAAAGAAGTAATCAAAATCATTTAGATTCTTCTTTATCATATCTCTCCACGCACCGTATGAATATCCACTGTTGCGTCTGAATACGACCTCTGCTTCCATCGTTTTAATTTGTGATACTGTCTCTACAGCAAGCATTTTTACTTCATCGCTAATATCATCATTAAAAACAAATGTTGCCTTCTTGATTGGTGTGTCGGTACACCGATTTAGAAATTCTACATGGGCTCTTGCAAAGAACATAGGATCATTTCTAAACTTTTCTTGATAACTAGCATAATCTCTATTTGGTCCAATATAAATTACTGGGATATAATTAATTGAATAACTCACAATTTCTCCTTAATCTTTTTGATATTTTCCATGTAGTGCTACTTTTCCTTCAACCCAAATATTATCAAACTCAACAACATCGTCCTTATTTAGGAACTTATAATATGCGTGTTCTATGTCGAATCTACCATCACACGATTCAAAGAAACTTTTAAATTTACTAAAGTAATCATCTATATTGCTCTTATGCATCGACCACAATCTAGTTTCATATATTCTTAATTCTGGTGATATCCAAGATTGAACAGATTTCTTAAAAACATATTTACCTACAGTTTTTTCATCGTATTCATCAAAATTAAATTCTTCAGTAATATTATGTCTTCCTGATAGTTTAAAGATTCTATTATAATCACTCAAATCTATATTATTAACAATATATTCTAATGCGCCTCTGAATAACAAAAGTTCAGCATGACTTTTGTATCCCCGATTACTCAATTCAAATATATTCTTATCATCATGAGAATCGATAAAAATATCAACTAATTTTGATATATCTTTTTTGTATTCTTCCGCATCAAAAACAGAGATATCATTTAAAACTATAGTACAATCTGGAATCTTTTCTCTTACAGTTTTGATACTATGTATTGTTTGTGTGTATCTATCATGAATAGGAATAACTCCTACTCTAGGATATAGTGCAGAAGTTATTATACAAATGTTTTTCATTTTCCATATTCATTCAAAGATTTAACTATATGCTGCAAGTCTTCTTTACTCAACCACCATCCGTTAGGAATACAAATTTGAGTCTTATCAAAACTGGTTACCCCCGGCAAATCTTTTTCTTTGAATTTAGAAGTACAATCATACATATCATTTCTGAAATGTACTGGACTTGATGAGATGCCTTTAGATTCAAGATAATTAGTAAAGTGATGCTTTTGATTATTCTTAACGTGCATACTGAACAACCAATAAGAGCAATTCTCATCCCAAGTAGGCATAATCAAATTATCATTTTTCACATTATCAATAATGTACTTTGAATTATTTCTATGCTTCAACACAGAATCATTTGCCAATTCAAGATTACACAAACCAATCGTCGCATTAATATCATTCATGTGATATTTGTAACCGGCTTGTGTGATATTTTGAGTGCAGCGGAATGATTGACCTTTAGTTCTATCAAGCCCAAACCAACGCAAAAGTCTTGCTTCGTTTTCTTTTTCTACTGTAGGACAAACAAGAATACCACCATCACCACTTGTGAGTAGTTTGATTGCTTGTAAACTGTAGCAAACATAGTCACCGCGTTCAACTGGTTCCTTTATAAAGGTGTCCCATGAGTGTGCAGCATCTTCAATTACAGGAACACCCAAACTCTTCAGTGCAGCAAAGTCACAGATTCTTCCTGCCCAATTAACTGCAACAATTGCTTTTGTGTTTTTTGTAATCAACTTCTTTGCTGATTCTGGATCCATAAGACCAGTAATTGGGTCAATATCAGCCCAACGAATCTTTGCTCCACGATGAATAGCACCAATCTGAGATGCAAAACAAGTCTGCGGTGTAGAAATAACTTCATCACCAGGACCAACATCACAAAGATGAAGTGCTAGGTCAATTGCAGATGTGCAAGAATTGAGTGTTACTGGTCGAGTCTTTGTTTTGAGTTGTTGATGTAATGCGTTTTCAAACAACTCAACTTTTGGTCCTTGTCCGATAAATCCTGATTGAAGAACGATACCCAATTCTTCATTTGCTTCAGGAGACATCCTTACCTTAAATAGAGGAATCATAATTATACTCCATTGTTATA